CGGTAGACACATGCCCTCTCGAATCGTTGACCACATCCTATCGGATCTGGCGTGGCCCACGCAACACGGCGAAGAGTGACCAACCTGACCAACTAAACCAAGTGGTTTCATAAGATATAATTCCCTATCTCTCTTCTATCTTGTTCTTACTTTTAGGGTTTAAGGTTGGTACTAAAGGTAATAAAGAGGGGACAAGGCCCACAATGGAGGCCAACCTATGGGCCAACCTATGACCAACCTGGGCCCAGGTGACCAACCTTTTGGGGGATCTCAGCCCTTAAACTTCGTCCAGGCTTGCGATCTTGTGCCGTCCACCTTGACGCGGCGGGTCTTCGAGCATCCGAGGGCCTGTAAGATCGAAGCCATCCGCATGGCGTCACCCCGTTTGATGTCGCCCGGTCTCATCTCCAGGTCGGACGCTACCAGCGCGGCATAGGTGGTGAACTCTCCAACCTGGGTAGGTAGCCACTGCCGGATCACCACCTCCCATGGGTCGCTCTGTTGGAACCGTTCGGACGCCTCGACCAGACACGCCGCCTCGATCCGGTTGAGCCACCATGGCTCACCCGCTCTCAGCATTGCCACCGCCTCGGCCCAGAACTGATCCCGCTCCGTCTCTATGGCTTCGAGGTCTATCTCTCCCACCTCCACCGGCCAGAAGCGGCGGGAGCCTGTCGCGTCCATGAGAGGCTCCGCGGAATTGGTAGAGGCTACGAACAGATTGGTCCGCGGCCGGGTCACCATGTGCCGTCCATAGGGTGGCCTGAACTGGTCAACCTGAGAGCTTAGGAAGGCCTTGACGGTCTCCAGTGCCGCCCGTCGGATGCTATCGAGTTCGGATAGCTCGTAGAGCCAGATTCCGCTCAGGGCTTGATAGGCGTCTTTGTTTGTGCCGCGGAGGTCAAGGAGCGAATCGGAGAACCACCTATCCTCCAGGGCCAACAGGCGAAACGCTGTGGACTTGCCGACGCCTTGACCGCCACTGAGGAGGAGCGTTGTGTCCACCTTGCACCCCGGACGGAACACGCGAGCCACCGCAGAGATCGCCCACCGCTTTGAGATGGCGGCGTGTAGCTCCGTGTCATCGGCGCCCAGGTATCGAGCCAGCAAACCGTGAACCCTCGGAACGCCGTCCCATGTCAGCCCTTCGAGGGTGTCGCGGAGCGGGTGGCGGGTGAACTCATGGGCCACGTGAACCACAACGTCCTTGATACGGTTTACCGGCAGGCTCAGAGAGTAGGCATCGTGAAGCCATAGGTGGAGCTTGAACTCATCCCGATCGGCCAGGTCGGCGCCGTCCAGCTCTACCACCTGCCTGAACTCATTGAAGACCAGGCGCGGTACCTCTCCACCATTCCACCGGGTATCGTCTCGAAGGATCCTGATGGCGTTCTGATGACCAGTTGCGCCCACGCTCAGGGGCCCGCTGTACCCGGTGATCTGCCCGTCTTTGTCCACCACCGGCTTACGCTTCAGCCCTTCGAGCACGCCGGGCTCAGGGGCCAAGACCTCCAGCCCTCCGCCCTCCACAAGGAAGAGCTTGTCCTCTTCTGACCACTCACCCGGCGTCCGCGTCTTCTCACCCATCATAGCTCCCACAAATTGCCAAACCAACCACATGACCCATCGGGCGGCGGCGCGTCATGATTACACTGCGCCCCCTTCTTCTCCGCCGGGTCAATCACATACCAGACTGAATTGCGTGAGCATTGCGGGCACAAGATCCGACGGGCGTACCCGTTGACGATTGACCCGCCGAGCCTGTCGCACCATAGCTCTCTGAACCTGGGCTCATGACGAAGGCGGCGTTTGAGGTCACGATCTAAGTCAGCCGCGGGCGCTATCCTGGTCCTGCTCTGCGCCACCGTTCGCCGCTTCGGCGCCTCTGGTATCGACTGCCAGTCGAGACTCAATAGGCGGCACTCAGGGCCGTTCCACGTCCACGCCTGCCGGGCTTGGCCCGAGCGCCACGCCGGGAGGAAGTATAGGCGGCTCGGATCCTTGCAATGCAGATCCGGCATCCCCGCCCCTTCTGGCTTGATCTCCTCCCATAGGTTGATCGCCAGGTGCCACGCCCGCGGCCAGTGCTCACCGGGTACCGGCTCCTCCAATGGCAAAACGATTCGCCACTTCGGCGCCTCTTCGGAATGGGACCACGAGGTGTGCCCGAGGTGCGCCCAGTCTCGGAACGCCCCGGCCGCACTGATGGGCGTGCCGTCGTCGAAGTCGAACACCAGAGCGGTCACGGTGCCCACGTTGGCGGCGCCTCTGGTGGTGCCCTCTTTGTAGGTCGCGGGCGACCATGCGGCCACCGTGCTCTTCGAGGTCCAGCCCTCGCGCCGGTGGTGCGTGCCGAGTACCTGCTTCAGTTGAGCGAACGACCAGGCTCGGCGCTCCGGCTCCTTTGTCGTGATCCGCTCGAACACGCTCACCCCCCACGTCTGGATCACCCGCCGGTGCCTCTCTGGTTCTGGTGTTCGTTCACCACATGGACGCACAGGTGTCGAAGCTCAATCGGAGCGGTAACCATCGCCGTCGCCCAGATGACTGACAACCGCTCCTCCTCGGCGCCCAGGGCGTCAAGGCCAACGCCCCGCGCCACGATGTAGGCCTCCTTCTTCGCCAGGGTGAGCAGGCGGGCGCCGAGGGTGCAAGGCGTGGTGTGCTGGATGCGGTGGAGCCATACACAGAGATCCCGATACTCTGCCTCTGTGAGGGCTGCAGAGAGGGCGGGCTCTCCGTATTCGTTCACGGTGTCAGGTGTTGTCATGGCCGATCCCTCTCACCGCTCGCTTGGTGTTGTGCGGGTGGTGCCTTTGGAGGCGCCGTCGGCGCTCCGTTGTCCGGGCGGCGATCTGCCTCCGCCGGGCCATCTGCCTCCGTGTCAATCTGCTCGATCGTTTCATTCTGTCGCCCTCTCAATTCCTTTTGATGCCATCCAATCCGTGACCGATTGCCCCCACGCTTGGTGGAGGTACTTCATCCCATCGGGATCACCGCTGATTCTGATGATGTTCGTCAAGTGGTCATCTCCGGTCACTCTCTCAGTGGCACACCATCGATCAACCCGCCGATGGTGAACCAGCCGCGGGTGCTGGTTTGTCCACTCGACCCAGGCGTCTTCTGGATCAATGATCGGCCGGTGGCATGTGTCGCACGTCAATCGTGAGGTGAGCGCCCATCCCGCGGGTAATTTGCTGTTCATTCTGTCGCCCTCTCTGTTGATGCCTCGAACGCAAGTCGCCCGGCCTGGGTCGGTCGGAGCGCGTGCGAACGGGCGGTGATGAATCCGGTACGGCGAAGCGACTCGACCCGGGCGGCGATCCGCGGGCGCGGCGTCTCCAGGTGCCCCGCCATGATCGTCGTCGTCCACATGCCAGGGTGGCGACAAACGTGGGTCATGATCTCAATCTGCCACGCCTGCATCATGTGGCGCCCCGTGCCAATTGCTTGAGCCCCCACAACGCAAGACACGCCGCGTCTGATAGCCCGTCGTGGTCATTGGTTCGCCCCTTCCACTTCAGCGGGAGATCGGGCACCCGGGTCCGCACATAGTCAATGGACGCGGTCTTTGTGTCGGCGCCCGGCTTGCGCTTGCCCCAAAGGTCACGTTGCCACCGCTGAGGGTTGACCCGCTCCAGCGGTAGGCCGAGGGTGCCCACGATGCCAAGCCACAGACCCCAGCCCATCCCGATGGTGAGGCCACCGGCCTGCGCCGATCTCACTTGCTGGGTTTCAATGACGACCAACGCAACCCGGCCGCCTTCCATCCGGTCCCGCAACCACTCGACCATGTCTCGAACGAGGTACACGCCTTGCTTGCCACTGCCCCGGCAGTATCCCTCGCCCGGGCGATCCGCGGCGAGCCACTCGACGGGGAACCCTTGCAGGTCCAGCGCGACAAGCGCGCCCTTCTTCCCGGGGTCGATACCGATGACCAGCCCGTCAGGGTGCGCCTTCATGCGGCCTCTGTCGGCGCCACGATGACCAGTTGCCCGGCGGCCTGGTAGAGCGCAATGCGGTCAACCGCCGAGACGGAGAGGATCCGGGATAGCTCCGACAGAGCGTCCACCGGCGGCCGTGCTCGCCCGCTCTCCCAGTTCTGTACGGTCTGCCGCGATCGGTCAATGCCTGCAGCTTCGAGCGCCGAGGAGACATCGGAGAGGCTTAGATCCGCTTGCTCTCTGTGGCGTCTGAGCAAGCGGCCGAGGTGGGGAAGGTCTGAGGACATCGGAGGGGATCCGGGGAAGGGTGATCCGTTTCTACAGGGTTGGAGCCCCTCTGTCAAACTTCGTTTACCCGTCAAGGGGCGGCACCTGTCAATCTCGTTTGACAGGGCGGGCGGAACCCGTCAGATTGGAGGGGCAGTTGTGGAGGCCACATGTTCGATCCTGTTTCAGACCTGGCGGCGGTGACCGCCCTCGCTATTCTCATGAAGGAAGCCGGGGTGCCCATTATGGGCATTTCGGTCAACGACCTCGCGGCCGATGTCCAGATCCCTTTTGAAGGATGGCCCGCCGCGCGGTCTATCCTGGGCGGTGGTGGTGGCATCGTTTCGGAGAGCACGCGGCAGGACAACGACGACTTCCAACACATCCACCACCGGCTGACGTTCCCCAACCGGGTGGCGCTGGTCAGCATCGAGCGGAGATCAATCAATGCGGCATGAACAAACAGAAGCGGCGGCCGGGGCTTTGTTGCTCTGCGTCACCCCCTTCGTCATCCTCTGGGGCGCCTGGGCCCTCTCCCTTTACCTGCTTGGAGGTTGGGTCCATGGGTAGCAATAGCAATAGCAGGGAGGAGATCCTTATTGCTGATCTGCCAGATGGGTACGTGACCGATCTCGGTAGGCCGTACATCACTCATAAAGGCCTGATCGCGTTGGCCCACCGGCATGGCATCGATTCAATTATGACCGAACTAAAGGCGTGGAGCAATGGAGAGGCGATCGTCAAGGCCACCGCCACCGGCGCCCGGGGCACCTACACGGGGATCGGCGATGCCAATCCTGACAATGTGGGGTCTATGCTCAAGTCGGCTTGCATCAGGATGGCCGAGACCCGCGCGGTAAATCGTGCCCTCCGATTCTACCTTGGGATCGGCTTGACCTCGCTCGATGAATTGGGCGATCTGGAAGAGGCATCGCCACCGGCCACGGCGGCCAGGTCGAAGAGCACGCCCCGCAACTCGCCCGCCCAGGCGGCGCCACCGCCACGCCCACGAGGACGAGATGGCGGAAAGCTCCTCGGCAGGTGTCCGGAATGCGGCGGGGACCTGTGGGACAACCGCGAGCGAAACAAGACACAGAAGCCCGCATGGCCTTCGTTCAAGTGCGTTGATAATGGAAAGGGGTGCGACTTCCTCCAATGGCCCAGCACACCGATCCCTTGCGAGCTACCACCAGAGGACCGGGACGCCCCGGGCCCACAGATGCCTGAAGCGTGGGCGGCTGAGATCGAAGAGATCGAAGCGGTCAAGGCGGCGGCCGATGGGGATTTACCGTTTTGAGTTCCGCATTCGATCTGACAGTGGAGGCCGGGCGCCTGGTCGCTCTCCTCGAAGACGAGGGCGGCGCATTGACGCCAGAATCCGAACAGCGGTTAGCCGAATACTTCGACGCGGCGCCCGACAAGCTCGGCGCCATCGCCGCGGTCGTCCGTCGGCTGAACGCTGAGGCCGATCATTTCAAGCGGTTAGCCGACAGGGCCTCCGCCCGGGTGAAGTCGCTCAGAACGAAGCGGGATAGGTTACGGGGCAATGCGCGGGAATTGTTGATCGCACATCACGACCTAACGGGGGAGAGCGCGATCCGTGGCGATCACTTTTCCGCGCACCTCTCACGGAGGGCGTCAATGGTCAGCCCCTCAGACCCGGACGCCTGGCCGCCTGAGTTCGTCTCTGTGGAAGAGGTGAAGAGGATGGACAAGAAAGGCGCCCTCTCCGCCCTCCGCGGTGGCGCTGAGCTTGAAGGGTTCTCCCTGTTGCATGACTGGTCGGTGACGCTCAAATGATGAACGGCCGCCCGGATCTGCTGCGGGTCTTTCCGCGGCGCACCTCTCACACGCCTAAAGATCGGCTTGCCTTCGTCGGTGATCCCCCGTTGTTTCGCCCGCCCCCGGGTGACGTTTCCGAGGTGCACATTTCGGTATCGTTCACATGGGATCTCGTTGAGGCGGAGCGATTGCGGCGAGCCTGGTCCGCGTTCTATCCGGTGGTGCGCGTTGGCGGCCCGGCTCTGGGCGATGAGACGGCCTCGGCCTTCGTCCCTGGGCGCTACCTCGCGGAGGGTGTCACGTTCACTACCCGGGGGTGCAATCGAAAGTGCCCGTGGTGCTTGGTGCCCAGTCGAGAGGGCCGGATCTCAGAGATCGAGAACTTCGAGGACGGGTGGATCATTCAAGACAACAACTTCTTGCAAGCATCCCAGGCACATCAGGCGCGGGTGTTTGCAATGCTTCGCCGGATGCCGGGGCATGCTGCATTCGACAAAACGCGCGGGGTGCAATTTGCCGGGGGTATTGACATCCGCCTGGTCAATCCGTGGTTTGTGGAGCAACTGAAGACGATCCGCCTATTCCAGATCTTCTTAGCTGCGGACACAAACCGGCAGGTTGAACAACTCGAAGCGGCAAGGGCTCTCCTTTCTGACTTTTCCCGCTATCGTTTGCGGGTCTACACTTTGATCGGGTTTGGCAATGACACGATCGTGAAAGCCACAAAGCGCCTTGAACGTGTGTGGGATCTCGGAATGATGCCCCACGCGCAACTCTACCAACCCGACAACGACTGGATCGAATACTCGCGCGACTGGCGGAAATTGGCGAAGAACTGGTCGCGCCCCGCGTTGACCTACGCACTTCACAAACCGGTCGAGACGTTGACGGCGGCGGCCCGCAATCAGCTTTCAATGTGGGGCGGTCAATGAGCCTCTTCACCCTCCGGGCTCATCTCGCCTCGCTCATCGCCTGGGCGGACGAGGGCGGGATCGGCCCGCTCACGCTGTGCCAAGAACTGCTACAGGCGGCGGCCATCCACGCCATCGAGACAGGCCAGGCGCCGCAAGACCTCGCGGCCATCCTCCAGACGGCCAGCGTCAAGGCATGGCTCTCCTACGGGAGAGAAACGGGGGAAGCGTGACAGAGCTACCGATACCGATCGATCGTGCGGTTTGGCACGCCAATCGAACAATCGGAAAGGGAACGTGCCGGTGGTGCGGCGAATTCTTTGTGGGCCACCTGAACAAATGGCCAACGCCGCCCGATAGTATGGAGCGAGAATACAACCCGACATCGGGAAAGATGGAGCGCCCCTTTGGGTTCAAATCCTGTCAATGCGGCGATTGGCGCGGTGCGATCTTTGCCAGCGATTGCCGGATCAAGAAAGTCCATGCCTGCGATGAGTCGGCGTGGCTGGCTTACCATCTGTACGTGAAACACAAGTCAGCCACCTGGAACGATGTAGCGGAGCTTATCGGATGGCCTCGAAGCGTGGATCACATGCTCACATTCGTCCGATGGTGGGCAGAGATACACCACCGCCCATGGCCTCCAGCGTGACCACCGCCCGTCTCATCTTGGGCGACTGCCTCGAAGTACTGGCGGCGCTCCCACCGGCATCCGTTGACGCCATCGTCACCGATCCCCCGTATGGCCTGAGCCCAGACGGGCGCGCCCGCACGTGGGACGACGTCGAAGACGGACGCCAGGGCGGCGGCTTCATGGGTCAAGCGTGGGACGCTGCTGTGCCCGGTGTCACCTGGGCGCGGGCCTGTCACCGGGTGCTCAAACCCGGCGGCCACCTTGTCGCCTTCAGTGCAACCCGCACGATCCACCGGCTTGCGTCCGCTCTGGAGGACGGCAATTTCCAGATCAGAGATCAGCTCGCCCACCTGCAGTGGCAAGGGTTCCCAAAGAGCCACAACGTCGCCAACGACATCGACAAGCGGATGGGGCAACCCGCCCGTGGTCGAGCGATCCCGGTGGCCAGTACCCACCTGCCCTCCGGGCGCTACAAGGAAGAGCGCCTAACCTCTCACGCCGTCGAGCCATACAAGGCGCGCACGCCAGAAGGTGAGAAGTGGTCGGCGTTCGGTACCGCCTTAAAGCCCGCGTTTGAACCTGCCGTACTTGCCCGCAAACCACCAGACGGCACCATCGCCGCCAACGTCCTACAGCATGGGACCGGGGCCCTCAACATTGACGCGTGCCGAATTGGGTACGGTGATCCGGCTTGGCCGGGGCCGCAGGGTGGATGGAATGATAGGGTTTCTGAGGCGGCTTCTGGTGGGGTGATCTTCGATCGTCCCGGGATGTCCTCGGAGCATGACCTGGGCAGATGGCCCGCCAACATATACGCCACACCCAAAGCGAGCAGGGGAGAACGGGAGGAAGGGTGCGAACGGTTGACAGGGCGGCGGGGCTTTGAAGCGGTGGCCCGGGTCGAAGGCTCGGCAGGTCTGGACAATCCCCGGGCGGGCGCTGGACGGACGGCGGAGACGGTCAAGAATTTTCACCCAACGGTCAAGCCACTAACGCTCATGAGATGGATCTCGCGTCTTGTGGGATGTCAGCGCGGTTCGGTCATCTTGGACCCGTTCATGGGCTCAGGCACCACCGGCGCGGCAGCCCTCCTCGAAGGGTTCGCCTTTATCGGTATCGAGTGTGAGCCCGAATACATGTCGATCGCGGAAGCGCGGATCCGCCACCATGCTGGGGCGCTCTTTGCCCACCGGGTGACAGTCGAAGGCGGAGAAGGTGCGGCCTGATATTTTAGTGCAGGCAAAATAATCGTGGACCTGCCCTTTGTTTGGTGGTACATAAATAGAGTAATCAACCACACAGAGAGACACCATGAACCTTGAAGAAATCAAAAACGCGGTCAAATCCGGTCAAACTGTCCACTGGGCAAACTCGAACTATCGAGTCATTCAAGGCAATCAAGATCAATGGCTTGTCATTTGTGATGACAATCAACACTGCATTGGCCTGACCCATCGTGATGGTGTGACGATGAACGGAGAGCCGGAAGACTTCTTCCTGAGCGCCCCTGATGCGCGCGTGGCCGCATACAATCAAATGAAAAGACAAAACGCCGTTAGCGATATCAAAATGGACATGCAAGGGAACCCACGCCTTCGCGCCATTTCTGGCGATGTTGTCGGGCTGGGTGCCACAGGCGCAGACCTTGATCGCCCACTGACACGCGACTGTTACCAACTCGTGCACGACTTTTTGGTAATGCAAACGTTGGCAGGGCTCGAATTCATGACGGAGAACGTGCATGAAGAACGGCGGTATCACTACGAAAGAGCGCGTTGCCGACTCGGCTGGGAGCTAATCGACGCTGGTATTTTCAAGTCAAAATACGACATCCGAACGACATGGGTGCTGGTCGAAGACGACTAAGAACGCCAACAACACCAACCACACAGAGAGACACCATGAACACAAATCTAAAAGCCATCCTCACCGACAAAGCCATGAGCACCGGCGGTTTCTACTGCGTGATCGCTACCTGCTCAGGTTGTGCACACGATCACTTCGTCGCCTTCGCTGGATGGTCTGCGCTCAAGTGCCACGGGTGCAAGGGCTACATGGACCGCACACCGTACCGCAAAGTCAAAGCAGATCACCACCGCGTCGATCTGTCGGCATCGCTTCGAAACAACGGCATCAGCGTTTATTCGGAAGCAGAATTCGAGCCCGGGGCGGTGCGGGTCGAATTTGCTGGTGAGAGCTACGTTGTGGACGTGTTCGCACAACAAGCAGCAGACAATTGGAATTCGGGTCTGTGCGCCCTCGGCGGTGGCCGTCTGGGCGTTCTTCTTGATGACGACATGTTCGCGGCGGCGTTTCTCGCTGTTTTGCTCGAAGAGGTGCAAGGATGACCCGCAAACGAGGACGCCCACCCTCGACGCCAGAACTGAAGCGGACAAAGCGCGTCCAGGTCAACATGACCGAAACAGAGAAGGCGGCGATCAAGCTCGCGGCCGATGCTCAAGGGCTCAAGCTCTCCGCGTTCATTGTTGCGGCGGCGGTGCGGGCGGCTCTACAGGCGGCGGTGGCGCCTCCACGGTGACCACCGCATAGGTGCCCTTTGCGGGTGGCGTATCAGATGGAGGCTCGGCCGGTGGCGGCGGGGCCTCTTTCGCCATTTGGCGTAAACGCTCCAGCGCCGCGTCGAGGTTGTCGTTGATCTGTTCCATGTGCTGGGCGGCGTCTGTGGGCGCCTGTGCGGGCGGTGGTGGCTCTCCAGCCAGGGCCGCGCACGCGAGGAGGGCAGAGAGCATGGGAGGCCTCCTATCGGATGGTACGGGGCGCTAGCTCATCGAGCACGGCGAGGATCTCGGCGGTGCGGGCGTTCGTCGTTTCGAGGTGGACCCGGATGGTGGCGATCTCGGCGTTCAGGTTCCACAGGAACCCGCACAGGGCACAAATGGCGGTGGTGAGGAGCCCGGTTATCAGCTTGTGTAGATGTCCGTTCATTCTTCCCCCGATGCGGCGACGGCTTGGAGACTCTTGGCGGCGAGGAGCGTTGTTCCCAGTCCTACGATAACACCCACGGCCACGGCGACGGCGGGCCGTTGCACAATCGGAACCGGCTCGACGGCTTCGTTGTAGCGGGCTTCCCACCATTCCGCGCGGCGCTCTCCGTCGGCGGCCTGGTAGACGAGTTCGGACGTATCGATCCGATACAGCGATCGGAGGTGGGTGTATGCGGTGCCCTCGGCCAGATACCGCGCCACGTCTTCGAGCGGGAGAGACACAGAGAGACAGTCGCGGCTATCGCCTGGCCCGAGTTCAACCGCATCGGCGCAACCCCTCTGTGTAGACTCAACCACCACCGGCGCCGATGGCCTGGGCGGTGGCTCGGCGGCCTGGGCGACCAGTACCAACAGACAGGCGATCATTCTTTGCGGCGCCTGTCAGCGTTGACAAGGTGAGCCAGGGCGGTGGCCGGGTGCTCATCGTTAACGGCGTCCTCGAGGGCCCTGTCATCTGCCTGGGCGGCCTCGGCGGCGTTCTCCCTGGCGGCCTCAGCCACCGGCGCCACATCGGCCGCGGGCGGTGCCACCTCTTCGAGCTTCGGCCGGACCTTGCGGCGGGTGAGAATTGCCAGAGAGATCAGAAACGAGATCACGCCCAGGGCGAACGCGATAACGCCGGTCCCCAGATCAGGTAGAGGCATTTACCAGTCTTCCAGAAGGGTATAGGAGAACGTCTCGCCGTGGCCCGCTTTGACTTGCTTGTGGCACAGATTGATAAGCTCCTCGAATCCATTAGCGCCCGCCTCTTTGAAGACTTGGCAACCGGCGCTCCAGCGATCGACCAATTCGCTCCCGCCCGCACGGGTGCTGCTGCGGTGGATGTTGATCCCGAACCGCCCCAATTGAATGCTCTCCGGGTCCATGTCAAGGATCGCGTCTTTGTTGGCATCTCGAAAGACCTTGACCTTTCCCGCGTTGGGTCCGCCTCTGGCCCTTTGTACCAGGGCCTCATAGCTACCGCGGTGCAACCCTAATTTCCAGCAGCCGCGGTGCTGGTCAGGGCATAGGATGGCGGTCCCCGCCGTCCGCCCGGGGTTCTCCCGCCAATACACGCCGGGATCTGTGGTGGCGGCCCACCGCTTGTGTACCCACTCCCCGTTGACCTTGTGGGTGCAGGTGATCCAGTCGTTGAATTCGTTTGACCGGAGATCGGCGGTGCGAATTCCCACGATGTTCAAATTGTAATCGCCTCGCGTGAAGACGACATACCCCAGGTCCGCGCATCTCTGCAGGACCGGCGGCAAACTCAAGACGCACCACCGCGCCACGCTCCCACCGCCCGGGCGGCGGCATCGCTTCCGATGTAGACCACCGTTAGGGTGACGAAGCCATCGGAGTCGATCAACCCGACGAGGGTGAACGCGCACGTCACAAGCCATGCCAAAAGGCGGCGATATGACAGGCGTTGCGATCCGAACGCGGCGTCTATCCAGCGTGAGACCATGTCAACCTCCGGCCGCGATTGCGGCTATCTGGGCCACGGTCAACGTCTCGACGACATCGGCGGGATCGATAAAGTGGCTATGCCCACCGGGCCCTGCAATGACGCTTGACTGGCCGCCTTCTTCCTGAAAGCCTGCCACTGTGGCGGCGCCTTCGGTGTAGCGGACGATCACCCTCGCCAAGAATTCTACGGCTTCTGATTCGGTCATAGTTCACCCGTCATTGTCTGGGAAGAAGTCGGCGTTTTTACCTGATACGAGGTAGTGGGCTCTGAACTCAAGCGTTGAGGTACCGGCGGAGGAGTTGTTTCGGCCCGCCGCTAGGAAGAAACCAAAGTCAGAATCGTCGCCAGTTATGGCGACCGTTCCTGTCGCGCGTTTGGTGTAAAGCCAGGTGGACGGATCACCGAACGCCGAGACAGACGAAGCGGTAGCATTCAACATCTTGTTACCTGGGCCGACATGGAACCCGCCGAACACGCCCTTTAGACCGGCTTGCGCTGCGCTGTATGACGGGTTTGCGCTAGCTGCATAGCCGTGGAAGACACCCACGTCGATGTTATCGACATTGGATCCGTCTTGCATAAAACCGACTGCACTAGACGTTGAGAACGTGGCGTTTGCTTGGGGACAAATGCCCGCAAAGAGGTACATCTCACTCGACGCGATATTCGATCCGCCGCACTTTTCAATAGCTACGGCGGCCCACTGCAAGTCATCCCACGCCCAGAGGGTCGAGAGGTTGAACGCCCAGGCGGCGCCGCTTCCAAGCTTCTTTGTATCTCCGGTGTCGATCGATACCGTCCAGATACCAGTAGAGGTGTCCTGGGAAACTGCGTTCAGCCCGGTGTTGCTGATCTCTGTCGTAACGTCGGCCAGGTTGAAGCGTTGCCACGCCATATCGGTTGAACTGCCGCCGCCCGCCGCGGGAAGTCTGAAGCGTGCCATCTAGTTGTCCTCGTCGAGCCAGACTTCCACCACCGTAGAACTAGACGCAGAAGCCAGGAACACGGAGGTGCGGGCGCACAGGTTCCGCCCTCGAAGCGGGATCTCGAACCAGCCATCCGCGGCGACGGTCCCATAGTCGGTGCCGATGGCGGCGGCGTCGACGCCCTCCCAGGAAATCTTGCCCGCGTTGGTCACGAACTGAACGCTTAATTTAGTCGCTGGCGGTGGAAGGTTCACCTCCGTCAGATCGTCAGCGTCACCGAGGGTGATCCGCTTGACGTATGGGAGGACTACAGAGGAGAGATCTTCGGCCATTGGTGTGGCTCCTTTTCAGGTTGGGGCGTCCCTGATCCAGTTGGGAATTGTGCGAAATGTAAACGATCCGTCACCGGGGCGCCGCGGTACGCTCATCGCAATTGCGACACGGTCAGACCAGCCGATCTCGGCGTCGGTGATAGTGACAACGTCCCCGGCTTCGAGGTGTTGGAATTGCTGTGGTAGGAGGTACTCGACCTCTTGGTGTGTCATCCCGTCGCGGCGGATCCTCCAGTCAAGGACCGCGTGCGCGGTGGCGATGTCATAGACAACATCGGTCTCGATGGTGTCGCCCTGGCGGAGCCCGTAGCGGGAGAACGAAGCCCAGCTAAGCGGGTGGAGCGTGGTTCCGTCATTGCGCGATAGCTCGCGAGGGCCATACGACAGGGACCGGGCGTACTCTCCGCTCTCCGCATTCAGCGCAAAAGAGATCGTATGGTAGTTGGCGATGTCGGTGGCGCTGGAGACCTTGACCATACCGTTACGCGAACCGCCCCGGCTTCGAGGGTTGATCTCGGCGATGGCGTCGGAGGCGGTGGCGTCAAACGGGTAGTGAACGAACCACAGACCATTGGGGCCCATCGCCGGGGCGAGCGGGAGGAGCGGCAGAATGTGATCCTGGATGACCTCCCACGGGGTGGACTGCTCGTTAATGTAGAAGTCCAGGTTGAACCCGGCCAGGCGTTCGGAGAGCGACTGGATCCGCTCACCGTCGAACCGGATCGTTGATTGGCCCAGAAGGTCAAGCATGATATCGACGGCATTGCGAAGCGTGCCACCTCGGCGTAGGTTCTTCTTTCCGCCCGCCGCTTCGAGTTTGAACGACCAGTAGATCTCGTCACCGCCGCCGATCACAAGGTCGGAGCCCGTGACGAGCGAGTAGGCGATCGGGTAGTCGTTGGCGTCTGCCCCGTTCACAATGCTCACGTCGGCTTCGGTCTCGTCCTCTCTGTTGTGGAGGGTGACAGTGGAGGCGGCGACGTGGTGACCAGCCAACAAGATCAACCAGTCGGTTGTGTCGTTCTCATTGTTGGCGGTGTTGTCCTGCTCGGCGATGAGGGCGGGAACGGCCGGGAGGATGTCGAAGTCTTCGTCAGCGCCCACGATACCGGGTGCCCCGTAGATGACCGGGTAGAATTGGTCGGCGGCACTATCGGCGGGATCGTGCGTACCGACTCCCACCGTCGGGAACGTCGACGAGCTAACCACCATCCGGTCGAGCGGTATCACCCCGGTGTCCTCTGTTGGGTCTTCGGTGACGGTGAAGGTCAACGGCTCGAAGGCGGCGCCATACTCAGGCGACAAGACTACCCCATCGAGCAGAACCCGACGATCTGACCAGTCGTCCCCGCTCTTCCAGATGGAGACCTCACAGGTAGCGTCCCCGAGATCGTGATCGATAGCGGCCAGGTCGGCCCATCCGGTGCCATCGTCATTGCGAAACAGAACCGATAGGGAGACCTCGCGGGCGGGCTGCATGTCTTCGCCCAGTTCGATCGCGTCGGTGAAGTCGAACGGGTCGAGCCCGCCAACAAAGTGCAACCGATCCGGTAGGCTGACATCGGCGCCGTTGGCCACCGTGGTATCTCGGGTTGAGAACCGGAACGCCTTTCCCCGGGCCCGCAGGGTGACCAGTGCGAAGAGGTCACCGTCAATCAGCTCGGAACGGGAAAGCGGCACTCTATACCTCTTCCTCGACGGTGATCGCATTCAAGACGGCGACTTCGTCGGTCCAATCGTCCCCATTGATCACCTGGCGGGTAACTCCGCCGAGGGTGCGCCCGTAGAGCATTTGTGAGACGCCAGTGTAGGAGAACTCATCGGCTGAGCCGGTGGCCGGGTCGACCTTGGGGATCAACACCACCGGGTATTGCCCTCCAGCGGTGCGCCTCACGAGACCTTCGAGGATGGTGGCATCGTCCCGCACGCCGATCCCGGTGTAGCCTGCAGCGTCTCTCGCTACGATGAAATCAGGATCGGGTGAGTCCCCTTGGATCTTTGTTTGATCCCACCCCTCTGGCCATGAGACCTCAACTGTGCGTCGGGCGGGGCCCATCTGCTCAACGCGGCGTTGACCATCGGCGCCCTCGCTGATCTCTGTGTTGGGTTCGATTGCCCATGTCCACGGGTAGTCATAGTCTCGCCCCAGGACCACAAGCGGCCCGACAGAGATCACCCCGGCGGAATGCTTACCCTCGGCGGTGGTGGTGGCCGGGATCCTGATCCGGTATTTTGGATAGCTGGTGGTGAGCTTGTGGCGAACCGCTACCACCTGTGGGGCGATGACCTGAGCGTCACCGCTTACCGGGATAGATGCCAAGTCGGAATTCTTTACCCGGATCTCTAGACGGCGGGTGTCGTCGTCGGTCCACATGCCCTCGGAATTCGCCTCGATCTTGCGAACGTACGGACCACCGGCGGAGCCGTCTGCGTCGAAGATGAAATAGCCGTCAACAAGCTCGTCCATTTGGAAGTATCTCGTAGCGGTTTGGCTTGTCCCCGTGTCAACCGATACCCGCGAGCCGTTCCGACTATAGGAGATCCCGTCGAGCGCTAGAGCGTTGATCGTAATGAGCGTATCCCAGGTCGGGCCGATCGTGTTGTAGGCCTCAAGATATGCCGTTGAGAAATTCGGCCTTCCAATGTAGACGAAGATCGAGGAGTTTAGAAACGTCGTTGTGACACCATCGCCGTCAAGCTCCCACATGAGCCGTTGCTCGGCAGCGTCGGTGGTACTCATCCACGGGACCGATGGAGACCCGGAGATCATTGGGTCTATGTTGTGAACGCCATACTCATAGCGGGGCGGGATAGTCCAGGTGTCCGCCTGGTAGCTGCTGGAGCCCCGGCTTGATACGCGGGTGCCTTGCTCGACGTACAACTGAGAGAGGGCGAACGGGCGGCCCAGCAGGTCGTCAGGATTGGTGTAGGTGCTGGCCGTGGCCATCGGGATCCCCGTCTCGTGTGGCTCGCAGTTGACGCCGATCCAGTGCCAATTGGTCGTTAGCAGGTTGGTGGATCCGTTGATGTGGCCCCAGACCACCTTGGACACCAGAGAGGATGTCGAGGAGTAGGCGGCGAGGGTTCCAGAAACGGCCGATGTCCACTTGTGTTCCGTCGGCGCCTTGTAAAGGAGGTGTGCCTTCGACTCATCCACCACCAACAGCCAATCGCGGGCGGCATCGCCCAGGGTGGGGTCAGGATTGGCGGCGTCGGCGAGCCCGGTCACCGCGCCCACGTTGGCGGCGGCCTGCGGGTCATACAGCGAGGCGCCATCTTTGGCGAACCTGGCAAACGCCCGATACTCATTCGACCCGTCTGACCAGCTTGCCCGCATGGTGGCGCAATCGTTCCCGTTGTTGTCGTTGTACGTGTGAAGGCGGCACTGCATGATAACCGCAGATCCGGCCGAGCCGTTGGCTGACCAGTATTGCCCGGCGGTGTCTGTGTTGTCTGTTTGAAGGTGGCCGAATGCGTTGATCGAAGAGCCAGCCGATCCGCCTGGCGTCCAAGCGGCGAGCCCGTTGGGCACAACATAAGGCACATAGAAGATCCCGCTATCGGACCAGGATCCCGCTATCTCCCGGCCGCCGAACGTGTGAACCTGCCAATCAAAATTGGAATATCCGCCGAGGTAGAAGGCGCTGATGGAATTCCAGTTGTCCGCGTTGGCGGTGAAGTGGTTGGTCAGCAGGACCAACCCGCCCAGGTGAGGTACCAGGGTCATCCGTGACAGAAAGGAGTCGGGCTCATGGCTTAGATCGATCGGGTGGTTTCGGCCCGGTGATGCGATCCCCGTGTAAATGTGGTTGTCTTCCGATTCGACCTTTGCCAGGGTGACCGGGTCGAGCTTGACAATTGCGAGCGTGTTTCTGCGGGCGGCGGCGGCCCGAAACACGGCATAAACGAAGCCCTCATCGTCAACGCACACCGCGCATGGATGCGAAATGGTCTCAATGTCGGTGGCGGTTATGTCGTACTCTGTCTCATCCATTACCGCCGAGGCTATGTGCGTCCCCGCCTCCGGATCGTCATTAAAGGCGGCATAGGGGGAGGCCTTGATGTAGCGGGCGAGCGTTGATGTGGGCGTTGACGTGGTCTTTGGCTTCACCAGCAAGACGCGGCCAGATGGCAGAGCGCACAAGTCTCCGACCTGGTTATTGTCAACGGCACCTGCGGCAGTGGCATCGGTCCGCAAACCATCGGCGCCGTTTGTCGTTGAATCGTACTCCGCCACTAGAGCAAAAGAGGCGCCCAGGTCGGCGGAGACGTAATGAGCGTAAAACGTCAAAAGCGTAATGAATCCGCCATGGTATGCGACGGCAATGTCATGAGGATACACCCCAGTCAGGGCGTCGATCTGATGGGCGCCAAGCGTCCAGGTGACCCCGTCGTCGTCGCTATAGTGCATCGAAATGGTATAGTAGTCGGTACCGCCTTCGGTCAGCGTTCCGCCACCGTGAAAGGCTAACAGGCGGCCAGATGGCAGACGACAAACGTCTATCATGGACGGCGTTTGTCTGGCGGCGATCGTGTTGTGCGTCCACGCTTGCGTCGTAGGGTTCCGAACAGAACACCTAAACTCGGAGTTGACCCGGTCAACATAGACCATAATTATCTTATGGTCTGGGGTGCGGATCGCCTTCGGCTTCTGGTAGCCATGGAATCCAACAGTGGGGCCGGGGTCGTTGTCGTCGTACCTGACGAATTCGTGGGCGGTGACCTTGTTGTAGGCCAACCACCCAAGGTTGTCGTCGGTGTCGGTGTCGGAACGCCAAACGAAGCGCCCACCGGCGGTGCCTCCCACCGGCGCCCCGGCCTTCACCGTCTGAACAGAGAACGTGGTTCCCGCGTCCACTGTGCCAAAAGTTTGCAATTGAGCAAACGAGGTTTGGCCGGTGCCTGGTATCGGTTGATCCGGCTCGGCACCATCCTGCGTGGCGGTGCTTGTGCTGCTGTAGGCGCTGAACACCCACCGCGGATCGTGGACGCCGATCGCCCGATAGAAGTCCTGGGAGTATTTGTCACCCATGGGCTAGAGGCTCCCATTGTAGGGATTGCGGCGTCCCCGCGCGCGGCTGGAGCTTGTCGCCTTGCGGAGTGCGCTGTTTGTCTTCAGATGATCCACTACAACGGTGTCGAGGTTGCGGTGCTTGTAGACATGTTGCACGACCACCGGCGCCCCGGCTTGCCGTCCCGCGTTGGCGGCGGTCACGCCACCGGCTCCGCCGACGTTCCGCACGCCCTGAGCGGTTAGCACACCTTCACCCGCTCGGAGGATGGCGGCCCGCTCATCGGCTCGGACCATTCCGCCCGTATGGAACGACGGCGGCTCCTGGGCCATGATCCCGGCTACCTGAACCGCGCCCAGGGCGGCGAGACCAGCGGCGGCGGCTGGGCCCGCAATTGGCCCGTAGCCTATCGGCGGCGGAACAAGGGCGGCCATTATGGCCTGTGCCGTGGACATGGCGACAGAGGCCACAGAAGCGGCCTGTTCTGCGTGGAACGCGCGAACCGCTGAGGCCATCTTGACCGTGGCGATCTCCTGGGCAGCCTCTTCGGAGGCCTCGGTCTTGGCTAGTTCGTTCTGAGCATGGGCAATGGCGGAGGCGTCTCCACTCTCTTCGGCCTCGGCCAGGGCATCTTCGGCGGCGGCGGTGGCGTCTTCGGCGGTCTCGAGCACCTCGTTGGCGGCGTCCTCGTGGGCGTCGGCGATAAGCCCAAACGCCTGCTCTGCCCCTTGCATCATGGACGAATAGAACACGTCCCACCCTTCAAGCTCCGCGGCGCGGTATTCGGCGGCGGCGGCGGCCCGGTCTTCATAGGCGGCCACGATCTCCCGCTCGTTTGCGGCCCGGCGCAGCATCTCATCCTCCGCGGCGCTTGCGGCGTCGGCCTCCGCTTTCCGTGTCTCCGCTATGGCGGCCTTTGCATCGGTTACCCGCTGCGCGTTGTGCTCCTCGATGTCGGCGGCCAGGGTGGCCTGGACCTCCGATCGCGCGGCGGCGGCGGCCTCAGCGGCGGCGGCGCTCTTCGGGTACGAAGCGGCGAGGGCGTCAATTGCGGCTAGCTCTTTGTTGGCGGCATAGATGATCGCATCGGCGCCCTCCAGGCGGGCGGCGGCGTGTTGTTCCGAGG